CACGCTAATCGTCCAATCAAGAACCCTAACAGCTTTGAGGTGAACACCGCCTTGCAACGCTGTATGGTCAAGGCAATCGCATTGCTGGGTCTTGGTTGCTACATTTACGCTGGCGAGGATTTGCCAGCAACGTCTGACGCTGGTGGTGGGAGCAGCCTCTCACGCAAGCCAGCAACGGGGCGTACCCCATCGTCAAACACTTCCGAAACTTGTGATGAGAATACCTCTAGCGGCGGTGGGGTACAAATGCCCAACAAGATTGCGTCTCCATTAACTGTTGATCAGGAGATTGCGATAGCCCCGGACTTAGATTCGCTGAAGAAAATTTACACGCGACTAGGCCCGAAGGCGAAAGACTACAATCATCTATTCACTAATCGTAAAAAGGAGTTGGCAGGATGAATGTCTGCACATTCGTTGGTAGGCTAGGAAGAGATGCGGAGACAAAGACTGTAAACGAGACAACGGTTACATCTTTTTCTTTGGCATCAGATACTGGCTACGGTAACAATAAAAGCACCATATGGGTTGACTGCTCTGTATGGGGCGTCAGAGGTGAAAAGATTGCTGAGTATCTGAAGAAAGGAACTTCAGCTACAGTAATCGGCAATCTGTCTCAGCGTTCATACACAAACAAAGACGGTGAAGATAAAACCGCTCTTGATGTGCGCGTTCAAGAGATAGATTTTTCTAACCCAAGGGAATCTGATGGTGGCAAGTCTAATGAACCCATCAATGACGACATCCCCTTTTAAGATCACTGTTGTAACTGATGGCCTCATTGTCCAAACGGATGATGAGGTCTATCGGGTGACAATGGACAAGGATGAAATGATGAAGCTGTCAACGGAGATACTGTTGATGCTGACACAAAAAATGCGTGACAAAAGCAACATGAATGGTTCGGGGAATGTGGCCGGGTAAGAAGCGCACCAGAACGGTGAAAGTAAAACGCACGGTCAGGCCGGGTACATGCAGCTTTTGTGGCAAGGGATTTGATTGGAACATAGACCCCGGACTTGTGAATGGGGCAAAAAAGGAGTTTTGTGGACATGAATGTTTTCGGAAAAATATTGAGCAAGTGGTTCGGCACGACTACGGCGCGGACTTTGACAGCCTCTGAGATTGAGGCACCAAAGCATCATTGCTTACCGCCTATGGAGCGCATTATACGCGCTACATGCACAGTGACTGGTCTAACCAGAAACGAACTGCTATCAGGCCGAAGATCAAGAGAGTTTGTACATGCGCGGCATATCGCTATGTATCTGGCTCGTGAATACACGACACTCAGCTTTCCGCAGATTGGCCGTGCAATGAACAAAGACCACACAACGGTCTATTATGTGGCTAACAAGATGGCGAAGCGTGGTCGTGGTGCTACCAAGGTGAATCGTGACATTGCCGCTATTAAGAGAGCGGCTGGCTTAGATGGCTGACGATTACGTCAATCATCCACCTCACTATAAGCAGGGTGACATTGAGTGCATTGATGCTATAAAAGCTGCACTTGGAGATGGTTACAAATACTATCTCCAAGGTAGCATCATCAAATACATCTGGCGGTTTGAGCATAAGGAAAACCCTGTGCAAGACCTACAGAAATCATCTTGGTACTTAGACAGGCTAATCGGGGAGATGACAAGGGATGTCGAGGACTAGGCACGTTGCTGTCAAGTCTATTGGTCATACTGTAGCCGGACTAATTGGAGAACACATCGCCGCCGCCGCAATCTTGCAACAGGGCTGGGGCGTGGCTATGGCTAGTCAGGATTCAGTTGACCTTGTGGCTTGGAACAAGGACACAGGGCAGAGACTTCTTGTGCAAGTTAAATCTTCACAGCTAAGTCGCGGTAATAGTGACAAGTTAGAGTTTCAGCTAGGTCTTGGCGGAAATAAACGCTTACCAACACGGTATGATTTTGACATAATAGCACTCGTTTCAAGCGAACAACGGGCCTGTTACTTTTTGCCAGTAACAGCCATCAGACAAAAGAAAATGAACAAGATGCCCGGGTTCTTTGAGAACCCTGAGTTAGAGGCAGATTCTTGGCTAAAATCAATAGAGGAACTTTATTATGAACCTACCCAACAGAAGACCTTGCGTGACCACAGACATCGGAGCCGGACTAGCGGTGACGGTTAGTTTCCACCCCCAGACAGGCGAGGCAGTTGAGGTATTCATGACTGGTCGTGGCAAGGCCAGCGACAACACACTTACTGAGGCGCTGTACCAGCTAGGCGTAACGGCTTCTAAGCTGATGCAGGGCGAACATGATGAGGCTGAAGCAGTAGCATGAAACTAGACGTACTCAGGGACGAAATTACGGCTGATGAAGGCTGTAAATACGAGATATATTTGGATCATTTAGATCTGCCCACGATGGGTATCGGTCATCTCATCAAGGTCGAAGATCCTGAGTACGGCAAGCCTGTAGGCACTAAGATCACACAAGAACGTGTGCATCAGGCGTTCAATCTGGACATCCTCGTTACAATAGAAGACTGCCGCCGTCTATATCCTGACTGGGATGATTTTGAAGATGAGTTGCAGCATATCATTGCAAATATGATGTTTAACCTTGGCTATCCGCGTCTGGAGCGTTTTCGTAACATGCGACAAGCTGTAAACGAAAAAGACTACGAAAAAGCGGCAGATGAAATGATAGACAGCAAGTGGTACACTCAGGTTCCGAATCGCGCAGAGCGGTTAGTGAAACGTATGAGAGAACTGGCTAATGGGTGAAGTAACAATGGAGCGGTTTCTTCGCTGGAAGATACTGCCCCGGTTAATGATGATAGCCTTTACAGTAATGGCTTGGAACGTCTGTGACTGGTTCATGTCACTGGGCGCTGATGCAACAACACAACAAACAGCTTTTGTAAGCACCATAGTCGGAGCGGCTACTGGTGCTTTTGCTGTATGGATGGGACACGAAGCAAAATGATACAGGCACTAATAGGCCCGGTTACAGGGTTGCTAGACAAGTTTATCGAAGACAAAGACCAGAAGAATAAACTGGCTCACGAACTGGCTACAATGGCCGACAAACACGCTCAAGAACTTGCCAAGGGTCAGCTAGAGGTGAACAAGGCAGAGGCCGCTCACAGGTCAATTTTCGTGGCTGGTTGGCGTCCGTTCATCGGCTGGACATGCGGTATTGCGTTGATGGCGCATTTTGTGCTGTTTCCGGCGACTGACTTTGTTGTGGCTTATATGGGCTACGAGATACCACCGATGCCAGCTTTCGATATGGAGAGCCTGATGACCGTGTTACTGGGTATGCTGGGTCTAGGCGGTATGCGTAGCTTTGAAAAGTTCAAGGGTGTGTCTAAGTAAAGAAAAACCCCAGAGGCCAAGGGGGAACCTCTGGGGCGGAGTTAGGGAGGAATAAGGAAAGCTATGAATAGCTATAACTCTCCTCTTTCCGTTCTACCCAACTCAACGCGGCGTTGCAAGCGTTAAACTGTAACACTTCCACCAATTCGTTTTCGTCAAATACCTTTACTATGCACTCACCTTGCGGAGTGCGCTGTTCTATTTCATGCCGAATCTTTGGCTTCCACATGACAGTCTCCTAGTAAGTTATTCCTAACCATACTAGGCTGACTAATAACGTGGTTATTGTCAATATTAGGATGCCAGCGACAATTATCTCTATAACTTTACGGCGCATTTCTTGTTGCTTGTAAATAGCTTCCTTGCGTTGCTTACGAATACGTCCTTCTAGCTGTATCAAATCAGCCCACGCTTGTGGCCCATAACTCATGTTCAAGAACGTCTTCAGTTCCTGACGCTGTGCTTCTAACTTTTTTTTAGCGGAATACGCCGCCAACGCCTCTTCCTCTACAGAACCAGCCGCAAACAGCTTCTTGAACAATGGTGGGTTCTTTGACTGCTTTTCGGCTTGGTCAATGTCACTAGCCATCTTCATCCAGCGCGATACATCGCCTATACAGGATTCAATATCACGCCCAGCAGCAATCATATTCTTTATGGTGTTAAACGCCGCTGTAGCCCCTGCAACCGCCGCTGTGATAGTTACTGGCTCCATTATGTCAGTCTCCCCGGTGCCAGAAGCCTACACTTATATGATTGTGGCATGATCGCGCCCTTATGAATAGACGCAATGTCGTTGCCCATTTCATGCGCCCGGCTGACGCATTGCTCTCTTGTGGCCCACGGGCCAGTTGTGTCGTGATATTCCCAGCAGTGTTCAGGATAGGCTACGCTACAAGCTAGGACGATTACCTTGAACATCAGACACGGCCAAGCGCCTTGTCGAGTTTGTCCTCGACACGATGCAGGGCATCCATCACCTGACGCATATCATCACGCAGTTCCATCTTTGTGGCATATTCTTCGCGGGTCTTGTTCAGCAGAATGTTGAGCCGCTTTTGCTCTTTGTTTTGCTCTGACAGGAACCAAGCGAGGCCAGCCACGACTAGCCCGATAAGCGTGTCGATGAGGCTGGTCATTTCCATAGCTATGCGTCCGGCCAGTCGTTGATGGGTGCGTTGCCTGTAGGATTGCCGTCAGCGTCCACTGGGGCATCGTACAGCGCCATAAACGCCGCGTGGGTAGTGGCACCGCTGATGGCGGCTTCTATGTCGTTAGACGCCTTCCTGACGGCGGCACGATAGGCGAGTGTGTCGGCAGGAATGTCGGTGCCGTTTTCGGCAGACCGCACAACCATCCAATCGGTAGGTGCCAGCAAGCCAGCCGCAGTCTCTTTGACCTGCGCGATTGCGTTGCTCTTCAAGCCCTTTGTGACGACCTGTTCACCATCTTGCATCAATGGGTTGCCATCTTCATCAACCTCATTCACATCATCCAGAGCGCGTTCAACGCCAGCCGACCAATAGAAGCGATTGTCGAAACTTGCGACTACTGGATCAGCCTCATACACAAGCCCGATTTCGGCTTTGCGCTCATCTGACATACGCATCCAGTTTGCTGGGTGCTGTGTACCGTTATCGTCTGCCCACGCCCGACCAGCGCGGATGACTTTACCATTATATTTGTATGCCATTGGTTATCTCCTATCTGGCGTTGGCGTATTTGAATGGGGCTTCGGCGAAGCATAAGTAGAGGTAACTACCGCCGGATGCGTTCCAAGCTGTTGCGTTGCTTCTAAATTTGAAACCATTTGACAATATGTCTATACCTATAGACCCGCCTGACCCAGCCACTTCAGCGTCGGTTGAATTAGGCAAAAGGTAATTATTTGTCACGTTGTATTCGTTTCTAGTAGCATCCCAAATCACCCAGTTGCTTGTGCTGTCTGTGCGCTTGGTAAGGACGAAGGCGGGTTTGAAACCTA